AAAATCAAAACTAACCGATACTATGGCTGAGGTTAGACAGTATCTTCAACAAATGTCTACTTGTAAAGCTGATGATTGTGATGTGGTTGGAAAGTATTCCAGAGCAGATAAAAAACTTATTTCAAAGACTGGATATTGTGCTGGTTGTTTAGCTAGAAGAGAATGGCAAATAAGAGCAGATGGTTTATGGACAGAGTATGAGGTTTACAAATTAGCAACAAATATGTTAGCTGATGGTAAAGAAGTATTGGCTAAATTACAGCAAGCATACGATGATGCTAAGCAAGAATACGAATATGTAAATGAAGATGGTACTTTGGAAAAGTGGGTAATGGAAAGAGATGTTGAAGAATTAAAAGCTGAAATATTAGTTGATATTACTGAAACCAAAGAAAAATTGGAAAGAATCGAAGAAGAGAGAAATATTGCTTGGGATAGATTAAAAGATAAAAATTACGAATTAGTAAAACCATTGGTTCAATAATGAGTGATATACTTCAAAATAAAAAATCATTAAAGCAAATTATTGCTGAGGAATACAAAAAGTGTGCTAGTGACCCTATACACTTTATGAAAAAGTATTGTATGATTCAGCACCCTGTTAGGGGAAAGATTCCTTTCCACCTATATCCATTCCAAGAGAAAACTCTTACGGAATTTAAAAATAATCGTTTTAATGTAGTATTGAAATCTCGTCAGACTGGTATCTCAACCCTATCTGCGGGATTCTCACTTTGGAAGATGTTGTTCAATTCGGACTTCAATATCCTTGTTATTGCTACAAAGCAAGAGGTTGCTAAGAACTTAGTAACAAAGGTGAGAGTGATGCATGAACTCCTACCGAGTTGGATGAAAGGTGGTTCATTGGAAGATAACAAACTTTCACTCCGATTAGCAAATGGTTCACAAATCAAAGCAATCGCATCTTCACCTGATGCTGGTCGTTCTGAAGCACTTTCGTTATTGATATTTGATGAGGCGGCATTTATTGATGATATTGATGAGATTTGGTTATCAGCACAATCAACCCTATCTACTGGTGGTAGTTGTATCGCACTATCTACTCCCAATGGTGTGGGTAACTGGTTTCACAAAACTTGGGTAGGTGCTGAAGATGATACAAATGGATTTACTCCAATCAAACTCCATTGGACTGTTCACCCTGAGAGAGACCAGAATTGGAGGGATGAGCAAGAAAAACTATTAGGAATAAAAGGTGCAGCACAGGAATGTGATTGTGATTTCGTTTCTTCTGGTGATACTGTAATTGACCCTGCTTTACTTATGTTCTATAAAGAATCATATGTTCAAGAACCAATTGAGAAAGGTGGATTTGATGGAAACCTTTGGAAGTGGGAATACCCTGAATACACAAAATCATATATGGTTGTAGCGGACGTTGCGAGGGGTGATGGGGCTGACTATTCTGCTGCGCATGTAATTGATGTGGTTAATGCCGCTCAAGTAGCTGAGTATAGAGGTAAGTTGGATACCAAAGATTTTGGAAACTTCTTAGTATCCCTTTCAACTGAATATAACGATGCACTCCTTGTAATTGAAAACGCAAACATTGGTTGGGCAGCAATTCAACAAGTAATTGATAGAGGGTACAAAAACTTATTCTATATGAGTAAGGATTTGAAATATGTAGATGTTGAACACCAGATGAATAATAAATACCGAGCCGAAGAAAGGGGTATGGTAGCGGGATTCTCAACTACATCAAAAACTCGTCCTTTGATTGTTTCAAAATTGGATGAGTATTTTAAAGAAAAAGCAGTAACCATTCGTTCAACTCGTTTGATTGATGAGTTATTTACTTTTATATTCAAAAATGGTAGAGCAGAAGCTATGAAGGGTTATAATGATGACTTGGTAATGAGTTTCTCAATTGGATTGTGGGTAAGAGATACCGCACTTAGATTAAGACAAGAAGGTATTGATTTAACTAAAAGAGCAATTGGTGGTATATCCGCAACTCAACAACAATTTCAAGGTGTTTATGGTGGTGGTATGAGTAATGAAGATAACCCTTGGAAAATGAGAGTGGGTAATTCCTATGAGGATTTATCCAGTTGGTTGTAGGGTTTTAACATTTTACCATATTTATGAATAATAAACATTTGATAATATGAAAAGATTATTAGAATCAAAAACTAAACAAATATCGGAAGGTTTACAGTGGCACATTGAGAAAAATGTATCATTGTCCGAAAATGTGTTTAGAGCGGGTTCTAAGAAATTCTTTGAATTATACAACGAAGCTAGAACACTTTGGGAAAGTGGAAAATTAGTTGTAGAAGATTCTGATGATATTTGGTTTTTAAAATCGGATTTAGGAAAGGTTGGTAAATTTGAAGGTAAGTATGTATTTTTAGATTTACCAATAGCATTGAAAGAAGCAGAATATCAAGGAAAGGAAGTGGACTTAAATAAACCAAAAAGAAGTTCAGGTCCAAAGAAATACCAAGTTTATGTTAAGAACGATAAAGGAAATGTTATTAAAGTAAACTTTGGAGATTCCAAAGGTGGATTGACAGCAAAGATTAATGACCCAGAGGCTCGTAAAGCATTTGCAGATAGACACAATTGTGAAGATAAAAAAGATAAAACCCAAGCAGGTTATTGGGCTTGTAATTTACCTCGATATGGTAAATCATTAGGAATAACCTCTGGTAATTTTTATTGGTAATGAATCCATACACTCAGATATCAAATGGTGAATATATCATTAGAGAATTTTCACCAAATGTTCAATCCGAAGAATTGGTTTGGCATAGAGATGAGAGAGATAGAGTTGTGGAAGTTCTTAGTGGAACTAATTGGGGATTTCAAACCGATGATGAGTTACCAATTGAATTAAAAGTGGGTGATGTTTTAGAAATTAAGGCTGAAACCTATCATAGAGTGTTTAAAGGAAATGATACTTTAAAACTCAAAATAAAAGAATAATATGGCAGAGCAAATAGAAGATAGAGGATTTTTTGGTAGATTGGGAAAGTTGTTCTCAACTACTGCTATTGTCCGAGTTGATAAAGAAGGTAATCGAAAAATAGTTGATACCGAAGAAAGACAATCAAATACAAACCTAACTGCTTTAAGAGATAGATATACCAAATTACAAAGGTCATTCTATGAATCTCAAGCATCTGGTCAATCAATGGCATATCATCAAGTTCGTAGAGAACTTTTTAGAGATTATGATGCTATGGATAATGACCCAATTATTGCATCTGCGTTGGACATCTACGCTGATGAATCTACTACGAAAAATGAGTTTGGTGAAGTACTTCAAATCCGTTCATCAAATGAAGATGTGAGAGAAATTCTACACAATCTTTTTTATGATATTATGAATATTGAATTCAACCTTTGGCCTTGGACTCGTAATTTGGCTAAGTATGGTGATTTCTTTTTAGGATTAGAAATAGAGCAAGGTAAAGGTATTGTAAATACTATACCACATTCAGTATATTATACAGAAAGAATAGAAGGTTCAGACCCAAATAATCCAAATGTAGTTAAGTTCAAAGTTGAAATGGACAGAACTGGAAAAATAAATTGGGAGAACTATGAGATGGCTCACTTCAGATTATTATCAGATACAAATTTCTTACCATATGGTAAGGCAATGATTGAGAATGGTAGAAGATTGTGGAAACAACTTTCTTTAATGGAAGATGCGATGTTAATCCATCGTATTATGAGAGCGCCCGAAAAAAGAGTATTCAAAATTGATATTGGTAACATCCCACCAACTGAGGTTGATAACTACATGCAAAGAATCATCAACAAAATGAAAAAAACTCCATTTGTTGATAAGAACACTGGTGATTACAATTTAAAGTACAATATGCAGAATCTAACGGAAGATTTTTTCTTACCTGTTAGAGGTGGTGATAGTGGAACATCAATTGAGAATCTTGCCGGTTTAGATTATTCATCAATTGATGATATTGATTACTTAAAGAATAAATTATTTGCAGCATTAAAAGTTCCAAAAGCATATCTTTCTTACGATGAGAATGTAAATGGTAAAGCAACTCTTGCTGCAGAAGATGTTAGATTTGCAAGAACTATTGAAAGAATCCAAAGAACCATCGTATCGGAATTAACTAAAGTAGCTGTTGTTCACTTAGCAGCACAAGGTATTGATGATTTTGAAATGGTAAACTTTGAATTATCATTAACCAACCCATCTACAATCTACGAACAGGAGAAGGTAAACCTTTGGTCTGAGAAAGTAAGATTGGCTACCGATATGGGTGGATTGAATATGTTATCTAAGGAGTGGGTTTACTCAAATGTATTTGGAATGAGTAAGGATGAAATGGATGATGAAAGAGGTAAAGTTATTAATGATTTGAAAGATAGATTTAGATATAACTCTATTGAGAACGAAGGTAATGACCCAGCCGCACCACAACAACCTGAAAATGTAGAAGAATCTTTGGAAACTTTAAAGCAAGAAATCAAAGATAAGGGTGGTAGACCTAAAGAGGGTAATACTTATGGTAAGGATAAACATCCATATGGTAGAGACCCATTAGGTAATAAAGAAAATGAAACATTAAACAAAAGAGATAATAGAACTGTTACTAATGCTAAGAAATTAGCTA